AAATTAACGTATCCCCAAGCAAAAGAGTTGCTTATGCACTGCACCTACAGTATGGCAGTTCGCTATGCACAAGGTAAGACGGAACTTGCAAGTAGCATGATGGGAATGCAGCGGAATGCATACAGGAGTTACTTCAAAAGACTAAGGAAATTGTGTGCCTAAGTGGCTTCGTCAACTATTCTGTCGTCATTTTTGGGCCTTCGTGAAAGGAGCCCCAAATGAAATGAGGCTCTATAAATGCCCTAAATGTGGAATCTGTAATTGGGTTTATCCTGACTGGACTAAAAATGCTAAATGACCTCGTAGAATGGTTCCATCAAGCTTACTGTAACCATAAATGGAAGTATTCATGCTCTCCAGGGATAGTATCTGGTATATGCAAAAAATGCCAAAAACAAATAGTGTCATATCATGTTGAATGACCTCCACGGCTGGCAGAAGATCTTTGTCATAGTTGTCTTCATGGGCTCCATTGTAGACATCTTCCAATTCATTTGGGTTGTGAGAAAAGGTCTATCCAAGATCTCTTCTAAGTACGAGAATAGAGTAAAACAGAAGCTCTTACTCAATATCATGGAGAGGCATTATGACAGTCATTCAGCTCCAGTCCAAAACTCCGATGACCAGATCCTTATGGGACTTACTGAGCAAACAGTCAAAAGTGCTCCAGACCCATTGGGCCGAAGTCCACAAACAAATAGACAACCTCATGAGCCAAATGTGCGTACAAGACCAAGCAAAGTTTCGGATAGGTAGGAAGCTTATCCTAAGAGCAAAGCTCAAGTTAATACCAGGAGGAATGAGTGAAGTATAACAATTATAAAGAACTTAAAAAAGCATATGACACCGGGGAGTTGGACAGGAAGCAAGATATCCTCTCCTTGGATAATGACCAGTGCCTCCTCTATGTAGGGAATGAGAAGCTCTTCGAGGGGAATGGCTACAATGACCTTAAGGAAGTGATCGACCTCTTAGGTATCCCCTCTGAGTGGGTTTAAAAGTAAACTGCAACTAATACCAGGAGGGTTGGTGTGATAACAGCGACAGGAACAGACCCAAAAATTAGGTATATCCGAGAAGACATTCATAACGAAGCACTTCAAAAAATAGAAACACTAACCAAGGCGCTTGAGCAGTATCAGAATACTGGCTGGTTCAACGGTGAACCTGCCCGCAGGGCACTAGCAGAGATAAGGGAGTCCTAATGGGCATAGCAGCAATGGGAAACAAACTGTTCTTCAAGGCAGATCCAGTTGAGCAACACCCTAGAAGAAAGGTTTGGAAATGGGCCACCACATTTGTTAAGGGCCATAATTATATGAGGAACCAAGAGGCCAAACAAGAACTCCGCAAGGATATGAAGAAAATAGTCATAGACAAATATCATCCAATCTATAAACGTAATGTCGCCCAGGAGATCTGGGTCAATAAGGATTCAAATGAAGATAGGAATAGTAGGGCACCTAGGCGTAGTAGGGACAGCTCTAGCAGAAGGCTTTAAAGACACACATGAAATAGTCGGCTATGACATGAAGGAATTTATCCCAAACATAGCGCCTCTCTTCGATACAGAAGTCATTTTTGTCTGTGTTCCTACTCCTACTGTAAACGGCCAACAGAAACTAGATGCCTTGGACTTCACCTTTCAAAATTTCCAAGGTGGGTCAGGTGGTAAGCAGTACACAGGAGTCTGCGTGATTAAAAGCTCTATTCTCCCAGGAACGACAGAAATGCTATCTGCTAAATATCCTGCTCTTAGGATTATAAACAACCCAGAGTTCCTTACTGCGAGAACGGCCAATGAGGACTTCAGACTACAGTCTATGATCTTTCTAGGCAGCACTCATCTGACTAATATGGATGTAGTGAACAGGGTATACTGGAAAGCAGGCTACCGGAATGTAGTCTACCTTAAACCAAAAGAAGCTGAGATGCTTAAGTACATGCACAATATCTTCTTCGCTTCAAAGATCTCTATCTTAAATGAGATGTATGAAATTTGCCAAGATATTGGTGTAAACTATGAGAAGTGTATTAAGAATGTTGGTCTGGCCACAGGTTGGTTAAACATGAAACACACTATGGTCCCAGGGCCAGACGGCCAGAGAGGATTTGGTGGAGCTTGCTTCCCTAAAGACTTTGAGGCCTTCATGTGTTGGACTCAGGACCTAAATTTGCCTACACTTAAAGCAGCATATGAATCAAATGAAGCCAGGAGGGCTACATGTCAAAAGGATACGACGAACGACAAGCACGAAAGTCAAGAGGGTCAGCCGAACAATCTCTAAGAGATGTTCAGATCAAAAAGGACAAACGGGTAAGACCATCTTCAAGGAAGAAAGTAGTTAAAAAAGTAACTAGTGAAAGCTTAGATAAAGCTATTCAAGCCTCTGTAAATAAAATTCTCTCCAAAGCCCAGGAGAAGCGCTTAGTTATCCAAAAGAAATCTAAGAAAAAGGCCAAGAAAGTTGTCAAAAAGTAAGGACGTTGTCTTTGAACGGCCTCCTTATGCTAATGAGCTTTTAACCGAAGAGATTCAAAAGAAGTTCAACCACCAGGAGCCCTGGAAACGACATTTCATTAAGCGCTTTATGGAACATGGGGATTTCGCTCGTGCTGCCAGTGAGGCAGGAGTCTCTAAAGAAGATAAGGCCCTAGTCGATCCAACTACTATACAAGAGAGGCCCCTTCTAGAAGAGATGAAAGAACAAGGCATGGATAATGCCCATCTCATCGCCTCCTTGAAAGAATGCATGGAGGCCCAGTCCACTAGATTTGATAGTAAGGGTCAGGCCCATGTCTGTGTAGATATTAGAACTAAACTCAAAGCAACCGAGTTTGCTATTAAGCTTTTTAATGGCGATAGCGAAGATGACTCCCCTCCTATAGGGAAGCTCTTGGAGATGTTTAAAAGTGGATAATCAAAGATATTGTTTAGGGTATGATGAAGATGAGGATGCCTGGTACTTAATTGAAGAAGGTGATGAATCTCATTTTCAAAGCCTATTAGATGATCCCACTGATGCGGACTATGATCTATTTGATAAGGAATATGCTTCCTGTCGGATTAATCTTAGCAATCTTACCTTCGCAGATCCCAAAGAGAACTAATGGCCAAATCCGAACAAGAACAACTACAAGAAATTAAGTCTAAGGCAGATAGGGACACCCTCTACTTCTGCAAGAAGGTCTTGGGCTATGACAAGATGAGGGAGTCTCCCCATGGGCAGTTACTCAACTTTGTCGATAACTCAGTCAAGAGAACCAAACTAATCCTTATGCCCAGAGGGTCCTATAAGTCTACTGCAATCACTGTGGGCAGAACTCTCAAGAAGATAACAGAGAATCCCAACCTTCGAATCCTAATAGCCTCTGAGACGCAGAGAAACGCCATCAGATTCGCTAAAGAGATCAAGACCCAGCTGGAAGAGAACCCACGGTTTAAGCTCTTATACGGCAAATTAGAGAACAAGAACAACACCTGGAAGGAAGGTGAGTTCATTGTGAACAACAGGACTGTGGTCAAAAAGGAGCCGACCGTAATGGCTTCTTCCTTAGAGAAAGGGACTATAGTCGGACTTCACTTTGACATGATCATTTTAGATGATGTTGTCTCTCGTAATAATATCAATTCCCCTGAACAGGTTGAAAAGACGATTGAGTATTACAAGCTCCTCTTATCGATCCTCGAGCCAGGCGGTGAGATACTTGTTATAGGGACCAGGTGGGGCTTCTATGAATTATATTCATGGTTACTTGATCCTGAAGGCACAGAAGCAGATACTACAGATGTTTTTATTAGAGAGGCTGAAGACGATTCAGGGGAACTGCTAATGCCCGATATTCTTTCCAGAGATTTTCTTAACCAGATGCGCAAGACACAGGGGGAGTACATCTATAACTGTAACCCTGGTGACGCCCCTATTCTCATGTCTGACTGGACTACCAAGCTCATTAAGGACGTGAAGGTTGGAGACGAAGTTATTGGGTTTACTATTAAAGACGGGATAGGAAAGCGATCTAGACTTGTTAAATCAAAAGTAGAAGAAATTAATTCACGGGTTGCTCTTACCTGTAAATATTACTCATCTGAAGGAGAGATAATACGTTGTACCCCAGACCATAAATGGTACAATGGCCGTCACTCTGACCCAGAGAGGTCTCATTATGCAAAGCTGGTAATCAATAGCAATCCCAAAAGAGTCGTTGACACACGCTATAAACCAACCGACCAAGACCTTCTTGACTACCAATACTTAGCAGGCATGATTGATGGCGAAGGCTCATGCAAATATGGATCTATTACAATCTCTCAGTCGAAAGATCACAATCCAGAAGTTTGTGGCAGAATTGAAGAAATTATACAGAGGTTAAAGCTGCCCTTTAAAAAGCATTGCTACCCAAAGAAGCAGGGTCTCACAATGTGGGTGCTTAATGGGGGCCGAGATACGAAGGTTAGGATAATCCAACATGGGAACCCAGCAAAGAAACAGCAAATAATTGACACCTTATGGAATACTGCTGGTAGGGTTGTGGGAGGAGATAGGGCTCCTATCTACTCTAGAGATAAGATTGTAAAGATTGAACCCTATAAAAGAGAAAAGGTTTACGCTCTTAAAACCTCAACAGGTAATTATGTTGCTTGGGGCTATGCCTCAAAAAACTGCCAGTACTTAAATAGGGCCGTATCAGGTGATATGTGTACGTTCAGAGAGGAGCACATACAGTATTATGAAGAAGATGATTGTCCCGAAGGACTTATTCACTTTATCACTCTTGACCCGGCTATATCTCTTAATGCTAATAGTGACTATACAGGCATTATTGTTAACGGGGTTGATTACCACTCAAACTGGTATATCCGAGAAGCTATCCAAATGCGAATCGAGCCTTCTGGCCTCATCGAAGAGATCTTCAGATTAGTTAGGAAGTACACTCCAATGATGTGCGTGGCCATGGAAAAGTTTGCCATGGAGAAGTTCCTGGCCTTAGCCTTGAATGAGGAGATGGAGAAACAGGACTTCTGGTTCGCTTTAAAAGAAGTAACCACAAATACTCGGATATCCAAGAACGCGCGTATAAGGTCCCTCCAACCAGTCTTTGAAAATAAAAGAATTTTCCTTAAAAAAGAACACAAGGTGCTGTACCATCAGATAGTCACTCATCCCAATCTCAAAAATGATGACGTAATAGATGCACTTAAAAGTCAGCTGGAAATTGTATTCCCAAGTGACGTAAAGCCAAACGAACATGTTAAGAAAGTTAAATATGACCCAAAACTTACCGCCAATGAAAGAAAGGTCTGGGACGACCTCAAGTCCTACGACAAAATCAGATATGTTAAAACGACATATTTTGAGGACGTTTAAGTTCGTGGACAAGCTAGACTACAGGGCAGATCTTCAATTAGTCGTACAAAAAATGAACGAGCTAGTAGATGTGATAAACTCTATGAAGGAGAAGTAAATGGAATTACTTATTGTTCTTGGATTTCAGTTTGCCCTAATCATATTCCTTGAAATAAGAAATTATATCCAAGTAAAGACATTAACTGATAGACTATACGCTAAGAGTTATCAGGAATACATACTTTCAGAAGTCGAGAAGAAAAATGCTCTCAAACACGTCCCTGACAAACACAAGGATTACCTGAACATTTAAGTAGGTCTTCATAGCTTTACTATGATGGACTTCCTATGATGGGGGAAGAGCATTGCCGTTATCTAAAGATAAGCGAATCAAATCGCCAAAAAAGACATTCCAGGGAGATCTTCCAAGAACTAAGGAAGAGTGGAAAGACTATACTACTAAGCTCCACGATGATGGGCTATCTCGTCGTCTGCGCCATGAGTTCCAATGGACATTAAATCTTGCCTACACTTTGGGCTATCAAGATCTTGTAATGAATACCAGGACTGGCCAGCTCCAGATTCCTCAGAATGTTACAAGACCTCTTACTATTAATAGAATTGGTTCTTTCGTTGAGGCCAGACATGCCAAGCTTACTAAAAATAGGCCTGTGCCGCGTGTGGGCCCAAATACTACTGACCAGGAAGATAAGAGTGCTGCTAAGGCCGCAGAGCAGCTTTTAAAGCATCTCTGGGTTGTAGACGATCAAGAAGCTATGTATGACAAATTTGTTGTCCTGGGGCTTATTACAGGCACCTCCTTCATTCGTACTGTTTGGAATCCTTTTATTGGTGACACTATGATGGTCACTAAGAGAGATAAAGACGGAGTGGTGTCTACTGATTCAGATGGCGGAGTCCAAAAAGAAAAGTTATTTATGGGAGAAGTCTCTTCTGAGGCCCTTACTCCTTTCTCTATCATCCCAGCAGATGAGATGATTATTAAGATCAAAGACCAGCCCTGGCTAATGGAACGGTCTTTCCAAAGTATCTCAGATCTAGAAGTTCTATATCCCCATTTAAAGGGAAAAATCAAACATGGTGATCATGACGACCGAACAGAGTTCGAAAAGATCGTAGCAAGACTTGCAGGGCCTATTACGGCATCTGTGGGTGGGTTCACTAAAGGAATCACCGATTCAATTAATTCGGATGCCTTAGTGAAGACTCTATTTGTCAGACCAAACGCAGAATATGAGAATGGCGTGGTGTGTGTTGTTGCTGGTGACCAATTAGCATTTCTAGGAGAGTTTCCAAATGATTATGGTAAAGAGATTTATCCTTACTCCAAATTCTCAGAACGGACAGATGGTTTTCATTTTTGGGGTCAAGCGACAGTAGAGCGACTTTTGAGTATTCAAAAGAGCTATAACAGACTTAGACAAAAGAAATTAAAGAATATTTATAAGATGGCCAATGGTAAGTGGATGCTTGCTAAGGGTTCCCAGGTAATGGAGGATTCCTTAAATGATGAGGAAGGCGAAGTAATTGAATATAACTCTGCTGTGACTGAACCTCATCAGGCAACTATTGCCGCATTACCTACATACGCGCGCGAGATGCCTCAAGAGTTAATTGATGATATGAGAGATGTCTCTGGGCAAAGAGAATCTTCTTTGGCCCCTCCTCCAAATATTACTGCTGGTGTGGCCCTTCAGATTTTAGCTGAACAGTCCGATGAGATATTGAGCCCTATTATTCGTAACTTGGCCAAGGCCATGAGAATTACGGCCAATCAACAGTTGCTAATTATGAACGATGAGTATACCGAGAAACGAAAGATTCAAATCTTTGGTGGTGGTAATGCAGCAGGAGTCCAATGGCTTAGTAATGCTGACCTTAGGAACCACACAGATGTACATATAGATATTGAGAGCATGTTTCCAGATTTTAAAGGAAGCAAGCGACAGGCCCTTCTAGACCTATGGGACAGGGGGATTGTTAGAAACCCAGTAGATTTCTTAAAAGTTTACCGTTATGGGGACTTTGAAAAACTCGTAGAGAAGCTTGAGCAAGTTGACGATCAAGTATGGCTTGCGATTACACAGATCAAAGATGGTAAGGAACCAGCTTTCTCTCCATTCCAAGATCATCAGGCCTTTTTCAAAGTAATGTCAGAATGGATTCAAACGATAGATTTTCAAAGGCTTATTCCTGAAAGAAAGGAATTGGCCCTTAATGTTTTAAAACAACATATCAATGTCCTACAACAAAGCTTACCTAATCAAGGTGAAGCTGCTCCACTACCTAATCAAAATGCAGTTGGTGGTCCAGGAGGTCCGACAGTTCCAGCAGGGGCTGAAGGTAATGTAGGTCCTCAGGGATAGAATATGGGTGTGGGGTAGGGGTTTTCCCCTGTTCAACCATCTCTTAGACGGCCCCACATGATAACTTTATTTGATTTTTTTTCAAAAGTAACTCATAATCTTAAACATACTATATCTTTTGCGGACTACGCTCCGCGATCTCTATAATCCTTCACATTTTCATCCCGTTTTCGAGTGTGATGTAAAACCAACGTAAACCTCATTAAAAGGATTTGTTTATGCCAGCCGGAAAAGTTCCAGCATCAAGTATGCCTGTGGGCAAAACTGACGTTACACCACCAGTAGAATCGTCAACTACTGAACCCATTGAGACACCTCCAGAAGCACCTAAAGAACCAGCAGTGGAACTAGACGGTGAAGACCTGAAGGGCTTGGAAGATTCTAAGACTGTGCCTTATTCTCGCTTTAAAGAAGTGAACGATAAGACAAAGCTGTTACAAGGACAGGTAGATGGATTGCAAAATCAATTCAAAACCCAACTTACTAACATCTCTGCACAGTACGAAGCAAAACTAGCTGCTCAACAAACCAACCAGAAGGATGATTACGGAATTGAATACGAGGAAGATCCTACGGCCAAGCTTACTAAGCAGGTCGAGCTTCTTACCTCAGAGCTAGGTGCGATGAAAACTAATCAAACCAAAGCTTCTGTCAAATCCGAAATCTCAGGCCTAAGTGCGAAATTTACTGAAGCTGATGCTGATGCAGTTTTGGGCTGGAAAGCTTCCAGACCAGATCTAGACATTAGTGAGCTAATGGAAAAATCGCATAACGACAATGTTACTAGAGTCGAAAAGAAAATTCAGTTAATGATTAGCGCTAAAAAAGAGCGTCAATCTAGAGTGATCCCTATTGGTGGAAGCCAAGGACCACTTATCCCTGAAGAAGAACGACCTAAGACATTATCTGAGGCCAACAGAAAGGTAACAGAATTTTTTAATAAAATGGGGTAATATCATGGTTCAGAACCTAACGAATTTCGATCAAGTACTAAAAGAATTTTATGAGGGCGCTATCCGCGAGACTGTTAACAACGAAGTTGTTGCTTTCAAAATGTTGGATGAGTCCGATAGAAAATGGGCAGGTAGAACTGTTCTTTTCCCTGTTCATACAGGAAGAAATCCTGGTGTTGGTGCCAGGCCAGAAGGTGGGACACTACCAGGCGCTGGAAATCAATCCTATCAAGAATCAAAAATCACAGCAACATATCAGTATGGACGTATCCAAGTTTCAGGGCAAGTGCTCGAAGCAGGTAAAAATGCTTTTGCTGCTGCAATGGAAACTGAGATGCGTGGCGTCACCAGAGATTTAATTAACGATCTCGGAAGGCAAACGTGGGGCACAGGCGATGGTCGTATGGCCCAAGTTGGAGCTGATGCAGCTTCATCTACAGCTGTTTTACTATTCAACCGTTTTGCAGAGCCTGGACAACCTGGTGGTCGTTATCTTTTCCAAAATCAAGTACTCGATTTCGGAGATGTGGCAGGACCTACTAGTGATGGTTCAAGTCAAACTGTTATTTCAGTTGCATTATCAGCAAACCCAGGAGTAACTACAGATACGCTAACGATCTCTGCAAGTTCTCTGGATCTTTCTCAGTCAGATACTTTTGTATTTAACAGGGGAGCTGGTGGTAGTTCAGTTGAGATGATGGGTATCCAAGGCCTAGTTGATGTCTTCACAGAATCAAACATGTGGGGATCTAATGCTTTCTTCGGATCTGCATTACAAAACATTAACAGAGCTGCAGTAACTAACTGGAACTCAATTGTCTTAGGTAACTCAGGCGTTGAGAGATTGGTAGATGGGAACCTTATGCAAACAGCATTCGACAGAATTGCTGCAGAAGCAGGGGTTGATCCAGACATAATCTGGGGCCATCACGATACAGTGAGAGCATTTCTTGATTCAGTTGCAAGTGACAGACGTTACTCAACTCCTGAATTTAACACAGGGATGAGTTCTCTTACTTACAACGGTGTACCTCTAGTACGAGACAGGCAAGCAGTCTTCAACTCACTTCTTGTAATGAAGAAAGATGCGATCAAAATGTTCACTCTTTCAGATTTTAAGTTTGCTGATGCTGATGGCGCTGTTCTTAGCAGGGTACTAAACCAAGATGCTTTCGAAGGATTCATTAGAGCTTATAAAAATTTAGGCTTCAATGATGATCCTAAAAAGTGCCTGATGATTAGAGACATCAAAGTAGATCTATAAAAATAACTTTCGGATTTGAGGGCTTAGTGTAAAAAGCTAGGCCCTTTATAACACAGCGATACGGAGGAATTCATGATTCGCAAAAACAATATGGACTATGAAACAGATAGTCTTAAAAACTCAGTACAAGTAACAATACCTGCAGGTCTTTCAGCTACAGAGAGCATGATTTTCATTGCTCCTTATCACTGCAAAGTTACTGCTATAAAATTTTCACCGCAAGAAGCAATCACTGCATCTCTTTCACTTTCTTTGTTTAAGAGTACAGCTACATCTTCATTGCTAGTAAATAATATTACTCAAACAATGGCCAAAGCGGAGACGATCACTATAACTCCTTCAGGGAATAACAGTTTAACTGCTGGAACTACTCTCTCAGTCTCTGTAGCAACTACTGCCACAGGTGGTTTTGATGGAGCAATTGTTAATGTAATTTATACTCCGTTGAGACACGGCGAAGATAGCTAATGTGCATGACTCCAGATCGTAGAATGGTGGAAAAAATCCAAGAGTACGATAAAGAATTATACGTTACTTGGAATAATAAAGATCACTTCTTTGAACTCTGGAGAAAGAAGATAGGTGGGGACAAGCTCATCACTCCTGTCACTCAATCAATCTACGATAGTAAACAGAATAGGGTCTTTTGTCAGTTAGATGAAAGAATCCTTTGGTGGCTATATGAAGCCGACTCTTGGAGAGGAGATAATACCTCCTGGAGAGTTAAAAATAAAGAATGGATTAAATGGAAGGCCAAACTCTATGGAAAAGAGGTTGGTGATTTTAAGGATCGCGCAAAAGACATGTGGTGTGCTATGAACAACAAGTATGTCACGAAACACAAATCTGTGACATTATCTAGTAAAGGCAGATATCCCAAGTTTAATAAGCATCCTGAGTTCACTGAAAAATGGTCGAGACCCTCTATTAAAGGTTCAGGAAGAACCTATCGAGGCTCTAAAATAAACGCCAAGAAGATAGGATATGCTTAATGACCCTAATAGAAGTTATAGACACAGCAAGATCGCTTCTATCGGAGCCGCTTGACTCTGCTCGTTCCTTCCCAGACAATTCCTCAGGCTTTTGGGCAGATAATGCCTTTACAGACTATTTCAATCTCGTTCAAGAAGAGATTCAAAACGAGATAATTCAGACCTATGAAGATTACTTTCTAACCCAGACATTCTTAAATGTAACAGATGGTTGTGCTTCTTATCTCCTTCCTAGCGCTGTAATTAAAGTTAGATTACTAGAGGACGTGAGGGGAGATGGAGATGGAGTCCCTATCGAGCCAGTTACCATTACCAATAGGGCCAACAACAACAACACAGGGTTCGTGTTATCTTCAGCTAGTTTTAGAGAGCAAGGTTACTATCTAAGAGGATCTGAGTTAATATTAACTAACACGCCTAATTTTACGGATGCATCAGCTTTACAGCTTCATTTCGTGAAGAGGATGACTAGAGTATCTGCAGCTACAGGAACAAGTGAGCTTCCTGCTGAACATCATGGTACACTGGTATGGGGAATCGTCAAATACGCCCAATTTCAACAGCAAGCAGATACTACTTTAGCGGAAGCTGAATACCAGAGACGCAAAAGAGATCTCAAGAAGTTTGCAGAAAATAGACAAATTCAGAAACCTAGAAGAGTTAAATCTACCTATGGTGATACTGATTAGGAGCACGTATGAGTTATATGACAATGGATATCCCTTTAAAGGTAGGGAATACTTCCAGCCAGGATGTGGCCTTTGGTCCTATCGATATTAAGGACTTTGACAGGTTCTCAATCCTTTTCAGGAACGATAATACAGCAATCACTTTTTTAACTTTAACACCAGAGATTTCAGTTGTTAATGGCCCTAACTCAGCTAGTGAGCAAGGCTCAGATTGGGTTGTAGCTAATTCAGCAATTATACCAGTGCCATCAGCTCTAGGAGCTACGGCCAGTGTAATGACTTCTGCAATTGAAAACACATATAGGTGGCTTAGATTCACCACTAACACATGCCAAACGATGACTGCTGGTAGTGCCAGAATAATCATAGGTGGGCATAGAAGGCTTAGTTAATGGCCGTCATTGTAAGAGCATTCTCGGAAGTAGATGGAACCGTTGCTGAAGCAAGCTCTGTTAATAGGGTTATTGATGATCTGTATACACTCCAAAACGGAAACATTAATTCCGCTAATATTATTAACAGCGGTGTTGGGGCAGCAAATCTGGAAACTAGCGCAGTTATTACTAGAGCGCTTAATGACGGTGCTATCGTTATCCCGAAAATAGATTATGGAACGATACTAGCTATACAGGAGGTCTTCTAATGGCCATTGCAGTAGTCTTAAGACAATTAAGTGGATCAATAGATTCCCTTCCTATTACCCTGTCACAGACAGTATCCCCTGGACTAGTAGTCCATCAATCTGTCAGTGGGTCAAATATCTTTGACCAAATATTTATTTTCGCTTCTCATACTTCAACTCTCAGTATCACTGTGCAGTTAGAATGGGGGCCAACATCAAATACATTGATCGAGGAAATTCCTGCTAAGTCAGTAATGTATCCAATTATAAATGGGAACCTTTTACAAGGGCATACTGCTGCTACAGCAACAATCATTAAAATGTTCACGTCTTCTACAGGAGTACACATTTACGGACACGTAAACAGAACCACGGAGTCGTAATTGTCATCTAAATTCTTAAATGCTTTAAGGAAATTTAATGCCAGACATACTGACTGGGAACCTTACTCTATGGTTATCAGTGCAGAAGGTGATGACCCTGCTTTAACAGGAGGCCAAGCAGAGACTTCTGTTTTTAGGAGAGTAGGGGATTCAATTGAAATATACTATAGCCTTGTTAATGTCGCAAATACTGCCACCGCTGCTGCTGGTTCTGGAACCTATATTTTTAGTATCCCTGCTAACCTTACTATAGATTCTGATGTCCTTACTATTGATAATGGATCTGCTGGTTCAAGCATTTATGTTGTAGGGCCTGCTGTCGGTACTATTTCAAATGTTAGGGTAAGGCACGGTAATTGTTTTGTATCGGCTGGGATGACCAGTGGTGTAAAGGTATTACTCCTTAATGATTCAGAAGCAATAAGGGTCGGGGCCTCCTCAACTGTTAACTTTACTATGACTGCAACAATGACTTTAAGCTTTAGGGCATTCCTCCCAATTAGAGAATTTAGAGGAGGTATTTAGTGTCCTTTAAGTTACTTAACTCTATTAACAAATTACAAAAGAAATATTCCGAATGGGAATCATATTCTCCTACAATCACTGGCTCTTCCTCAAATCCTGCAGCAGGAACTATAGAACAGTTGTTTGCGAGATGGCGACGTGTAGGGGACTCAATAGACGTTCATTTTAAATTTGAAACTTCCACTGCTTCAGGAGATGCTGGGGCAGGTATCTACTTGTTCTCTTTGCCTTCTGGCCTTGCAATAGATCAAGACAAAGTAACTGTAAGCATTACTGGACTTGGCTCCGCGCTAGGGTTCTGTAATGGCCATAACGGCGTTGAATTTGGGACGGGTGTCGTCCAGGCAGGAGATGCAACTCATTTAATACTTCTTATGATGAATGATAACGAAGTTGGTGTAGCGCTTGTTCAAGCAGCTTTTTTTGATACTAATGCTGCTGTTATGTATTCCTTCCATGCAACCGTACCTATTCTTGGATGGGATGGGAGGATATAATGAGTTTTAGAGATTTAAATCTAGTGAATAAATTTAATGAGAAATATACTGATTGGGTCCCATACTCAGGGCAAGACATTACAGCTGTCTCAACAGACCCTACTTTAGGAACAATAATCGGCCAAAGAACTATGTGGAGACGACAGGGAGATAGCATTCAAATAACATATATGCTCCAACAAGATGGAGGGGTTTCGGGTTCAGGGAATTATCTCTATCCGATCCCTAAAGGGTATACAATAGACCAATCGAAACTAAATAATCAGGCCTTTAGTGTTGTCGGAGCTGCCTGGGGCAGGGTTGCTAGCTTTTTTCTGGTTGGAGTTGTTCAAGTAGGATTAGCAGCAAGCTTAACTATGCGACTAGGTAGTGATAGCCAAACCATGGCAGTTGCTGGTGGTGGTGGCAGTCTACCAATGGGCTCCGCTACAGAATTTGGATTCTTTGCAACGGTTCCAATACTTAAACTGGATAGTAATATTTTATAATGAGGATTAAATGGCAATATTTCTACCTCCTGCTATTACAATTAACAGATTTAAAGGTGGCTTTAAAAGTACACCTGACTTCACTGACCTAACTGACACAGAGACAAATGATTCTCGGAATGTTGTCTACAATCCAAACACAGATATTGAGAAGAGAAAAGGAAGCATCAGGCTTTTAAACGAAAGGCTTACCGCTACAGGTGTCACTGCAGGTGCTCCTATTGTAGGCCATTACCATTTTACTAAGTTAGGCACTACAAACAGGTTCCATATAGTTGGTGCAGGGGATGTTATCTATAATTACACTTCTGCTACTTCAGTTCCTATTAGAACAGGAATGTCAGCTAACTCTCAGACCTATTGGGCCACAGTGCAGGTACAAGACCCTAGGTCGGCCTCTGACGACGTTGTAGTAATGTCTAATGGTTTAGACCGTATGCAGGCTTGGAATGGCTCAGCAACGGCAATACAGTGGTCTGCTGTGGCCTCAGCAACTCAGGTGCCAATAGCAAAATACCTTTTAACGCATCAACGTAGAATCTATGCAGCTAATATCTTAGATGCAAGCGATGTAGACTCTCCGGTTAAAGTCTTCAGAACTGTATTCGGAGCTGATGGTGCTCCTAGACCACAGAGATTCACAGAGAGCTTCTTTGTTGGAGGTTCAAGCCGTGATGGCCAGCTCCAAGGACAGAAGCTTTTGGGTGATGATATTATTTATTACACAGAGAGGGCCATATGGGCATTCTCTCCAGGGCTAGGAGATCTTAATGATCTTCGTGAAGTTGTTGAGGATACAGGGTTACTTGCACCTCACAGCTTAGTTGGAATAGGTAACTTTCATATCTTTTTGAGCGAGAGGGGGGTGATGACGTTTGACGGTAACACAGTTACTAGTCTTAGTTCTCAAAAGATTGATGACCTTTTATTAGATGATACTAATCTTTCTCAGTTGGCACTTGCTAAAGGTGTTTATGACATTGAGAAGAACCAATACAAGCTCTATATCCCAAAGAGTGGATCAAGTAGAAATAACCTAGCAGTCATCTTTGACTTCAGGCTTCTTATTTGGCAACCACCTTTAGAGGGAAGAGAAGTTAGCTATATTTCCACATTTATTGATTCTAATGGGAAGACCAAGATTATCTATGGTGATTACAGAGGATACCTCTATGAGGATGAAAGAGGGAACAATGAGGGAGTAGCTGCAGGAATCAATGATACTTCCTCAGAAGCTACGGCCAACACACTTACTGCTGGGTCAGCAACTTACTTGACTGACAACAATGGCTATTCAGGGCTTACTGTAAAAGTTATCTCTGGAGCAGGAGAAGGCCAGGAAAGGTTTATTAGCACTAATACCTCTGCTGTCTTAACCCTTGAGACTAACTGGGATATTATCCCAAATTCGTCTTCTAGGTACGCTATAGGAGGGATTAATAGCTTCTGGCAATCAAAAGACTATGATTTAGGAGGAGCAGACATCTCAAAGCTCTTTAAAAGTGTTAAACTTAGGACTAGAGAACAGGGCAATTATGAACTCGATATGCACTATATTATTGATTTTCATAAGTTAGGAAGGGCAACGGTTAAAGAAATCACCTTGCTTGCCAGTGGAATGATCTGGGGACTTGCCCTTTGGGGTAGTGGTCTCTGGGGTAGAGAAGAAGTTATCAGCCTTATCAATAAGCTCAGGTCCACACCAAATCAAAGTATAATTGGAAATCATATAGCTTTTAGGTTCACCAACCAGTTTGCAGAGCAACCTTGGAGAATCAATGGTTTTGATATTGAATTTAAAGCACTAGGAAAAAGATAATGGCATTTCATCGAAGTGAAGATAGGGATCGGTTAAAAGAGGATACTGCCAATGTATTTAAGCCAGCAGGTGAACTCCTTGAAGAGGCAGGTAGCCTTGGAGGTAAGATTCCTGGTGTTGGAGGTTTAGTTGAAAAGACCTTTGATGATATTGGTGGAAAATTTAAAAGTGGAGATCTAGGTAAAGTAGGGGAAGGCATTTTCGAAACTGCATTCTTAAGCACAGGAGTTCCTTTTGCGAGAAGAGCATTAGAGAATGCCTTAGATGAAACTAAAGTAGCAGGAGACACAGGAGAAATTGATCGATTAAGATCTCAACTTGCCCCTGAACAAGCTGCTGCATTAGCTGCTATTGAAAAACGATTAAAAGAGAACAAAGCAAAAGAAGAGAATTTGAGAGGGGAGCTTGGTCTGCAAAGAGCAGAAAGGGAAAGGCTTTTAGGCGAAGAACTTGAAAGACAACTTGGTACTATTTCTCTTGCTGGAGGAGAGGCCAGAGAAGATATTGGTGAAGCCGCTGCTAGTAGAGGGATTAGCCGATCTTCTTTTAACCAGAGACAGCTTGAGAGACAAAGACTTAACGAGCAACAACAGCTAGGTACTGCAAGAACAGGTGCAGCAATTGGGACTGAACAGGCCAGAGAAGCTGAACGTAGGGTTAATCAACAAATAGATGAAAGACGAGAAAGGATTCAACAACAAATTGAGTTTTGCTTGGGCAATTTGCTTTTGTACCTCAAGACTTTGTTTGAGGAGAGCAACTTTAAATTTGTTATTTCTCTCCTTTCTTTCATTTATAAATTTCCCTTTCTCACTTTCATTTGTGAACTTGCTTCTGCTAACAAGATCATCTAAAACCAGATCTAGTGCCTTGCCAGTATCTTGCAATTCTTTCTGGCCAAATAATTGTCCTTTAATACGAACACCTTTAGGAGCAAACCTCTCAGTAGGAGCATTTATCCCTAAGGCTTCAGCACCAGCTCTACCTTCTTCTTGTAATCTTAAGAAGTCTTTTTGAAGGCCAGCCTTTAACTTTTCATTCTCTGAGCCAACTTGACTTGGTATAGGCTCAGGAGGAAGTTCTACTGGGTCTAAAATATTACCAAGAAAATCACTAGGAACATCAGTAGTGACTTTCACTGTTCCACCTGGTCCTTCCTCCTTTCGAGGGAGGGGATCAATAGTTGGTTCACCTGGTCTTTTGACCCTTATTGGTTCTGGAGCTGGTCTTCTTAATCCCATGATTTATCCTAATGCTACAAAGGCAGCGAGTTGTGCAATATTTCCAAGTGACTGCCCAATTTGTTGTCGTCTTTGAGCATCCAGCTCAATTTGTGCAATCTCTCTTCTAAAACTATTTTCAATCTGTGTTCTATCAAGAGAAAGCAACTCACTCTGTATATCTTCTAGACGACCAAACTCAATTTGTTGTTGAATCCTTTCTCGTCTTTCATCTATTTGTTGATTAACCCTACGTTCAGCTTCTCTGGCCTGTTCAGTCCCAATTGCTGCACCTGTTCTTGCAGTACCTAGCTGTTGTTGCTCGTTAAGTCTTTGTCTC